TTCACGCCGGCGACCTTGGCCGTGACGATCGACATGTGCGCCGAGGCGACCATGGGATAGCGCCCGCCCGGCACATAGCAGCCGATGGAGCTCACCGGGATGTGCCGGTGGCCCAGCACGACGCCGGGCAGCGTCTCCACCTCCAGGTCGTGCATCGTCTCCTTCTGCATCTGCGCGAAGTTGCGTACCTGCGCCTGGGCGAACCGGATGTCGTCGAGGTCGCGCTGCGGCAGCTGCGCAATCGCCCGATCGATCTCGGCCGGCGACAACCGGAAATCGACCGGCGACCACTGGTCGAACTTCCCGGAGAGATCGCGGATGGCCCGGTCCTTGCCCTCCTCGACCTGGGTCAGGATGCCCTCGACCGTCTCGCGCACCTTGGCATCTGCGGCCTTGATCGCGCTCGCATCCAGTCCGCGTTTGAGCCAGCGGGCCATCGGTCTCCTCCCGACGTTTCTGGGCCTTGCAGGCGGGCGCCCGAGTCTGCGCCCTTGCCGACCTATTGTAAGATCGGAGAAGCCGTCCGGGGTCAACTCCGGGACGCCGCTTTCCGAGGTGGGGCAGGATGCATCCGGGCGGCACTCTTGCGTCTCCGCCTCACAGGGCGGAGAAGGCGAAGCGCCAAGCGTAAGCGGTGCACAAGCAGCGTCGAGCCCCTGAAGCTGCTGCGGGGTCAGGTGTCAGGAAGAGACCGACACCGAAGGGCCGGGCGTCCGGGCGCGCGACAGCCCTTCTCCGGTCCAGCGAGACACCCCATCTCAGCAGACGGCAGGACGAGAGGAGCACGTCCCCCTGAGGCGCACTATGAGCAGAGGCTCCATCTGTGTCGCAGCGCTGGTCATCGGCATCGTCATATCGGGTCTGTCGGACTCGGCCCGGGCGCAGTCCGAAAGCACCAAAAGTCTGCACTGTCCTAAAGGCTACTCGCAGGTAGGCTCGGATTGCATCAATAGCGATGGCGACGTGGTCAAGCCACAGTGACTTTGGCTGCATCGGGGTCGTGATAGGTCTGAAGGGGCCGCAAACCGGCAACCTCGCCACCCGGCGTCGCTGAGGAACAGCCCCGTTATGCCGATGCCGGCACGCTGGTCGAGCCGACCGTGACGGTCGAGGATTGCCTTGAGGCTTGGCCGCACCCGTCGCTACGCGGTCGCGGCGCTCCGGGCGCAGCGCCGCAAGCGGCTTGAAAACCAGGCTGGCCCTCGGTCTCGGCCAGCCGGAGCGGGACGCGCTGGCTTCGAGCCCCGTGAAAGATTGATCGCCCGCCGGGGCGCTCAAGCCTGGTGGTGAGCCCAGGCATCTACGCCCGCCTATTCAGCTCCGACGACAGCGCGGCGGTGCGGGCGGTCGAGGCCGCTATGAGAACGCAGGGGCAACAGGGGCAAGGATGATCCACGGTTGCGGTGGCAGCCCGGTGGCAATTCCGTCTTCCCAAGGCTCTGACCGCCATGCTAAGTGCCTGATCTTCCGGCGTGAGGCCACGTGGCGGAGTGGTGACGCAACGGTCTGCAAAACCGTGTACCCCGGTTCAATTCCGGGCGTGGCCTCCATCGACCCAGCATGCCACTTCGATCTTCCTGAGCGGCGCGCCCGGCGAGTCGTCCTTGGGCGGGCGGGCAACAAAAGGTACGGCTTGGGCGGTGCGGGCAGGGCGGGCGGCGCAAAAGGACTTGGCGATGCGCCTCCGGCTTGGTAAGAGGCGCCGACCCTGAGGATGGGCTATTCCGCGGTAGCTCAGCGGTAGAGCAGCCGGCTGTTAACCGTTCGGCACTCCAAACAAACCCCAGCAAATTCAAGCACTTCCAAGCCGCCCGATGTGAGCGGCGCCAATCAGGCATTGAAGCAGGCATTAAGCCCGAGTTGCGCCCACAATCGTAGATTTCGCGAAGAACAGGCTGGTTTCGCGCAATCGACTTGCACTATATAGCGATCCACCCATCGTCAGAGAACGTCCGAGGTTCACGCCGTGGCCTTGTCGCGTGCGCGTTTGTCGCCTGAGCATTTCATCAGGCCCAAGGAGCTAGCAAGGCGCTGGCGCGTCAACCGTTCGACTATCTGGAGATGGGTGAGAGCAGGCGACCTGCCTGCCCCGGTCCGCATCAACAAGCAGGTTGTTGCGTGGCCGATGCAGGTGGTCCGCGCCTTCGAAGAACGCAACTACAAACCCCGATGAGGAGCCACATGACGACAACCACAGCACCATGCACCGATTGCGGACGCGTGCACGTCAACGATGCGACCGCACACCATCGGCAGCTAGTGGAGTACCTGATGGAATACCTGCACAAGCACGGTGGATCGCCGAGAGCTCAACGCGACGCGCTGGCGGGTGCGCTCGCATTCGTGACCTTGCTCAAGGTGCAGCCGCACGTGCCCACGGCGAAGCGCGAGGTTGCCAAGTTGGTTGGCGGCTACATGGACGAAGTGCTCCGTGGGGCACGGCGGGCAGTCAATCAGGGGCGAGCATGATCGCAGCAACGCCAGCGCCCCACTGTCCTCCAGGGCGCTGGCGCCCTCTGAAGCCGTCCCTACTATCGTATCACCAAACTGCGCCAAGTTGGTTGGGTGCCCTAACTAATCGACCTGACCGCTAGTCGCCCACGAACACCACTGCAAGAGGCGTGAGTGCTCGCCAAATCGATCTGAACCCATACTCGCCAATCAGCTCTTGCACTCGCCTGCAACCTCGCCACGCTACCTCGCCTCGATACGTGTCTAGGTTCAACACTCGACGCCGACCCCACCCCACTCTCTGCAATTGCGGTGACTGGTCTCTCGTCTTGTCACACGCATTGCGTATCGCTCGCCCTAGCCGCTCGACATCAACCCGATACAGGGCAAGGTACTTGTCGAACCTCACACTCCAGAACGCGTCGTGATCGAACTCGACTAGGCTTTGCAGGTCAACGATACCAAGCTTCTCGACCGGACCCCGCCTCTTGGCTCGCCACTCGAAATGCAGGCACCGCAACTCGCCCGTAATGCGCGAGTGGGTCTCCTGATAGAACGTTGTGCGGTTGCTCGCCCTGCCCGGTCCGTCATAGCGGTTGTGGTTGGTTCGCTCGAATAGGGCGATCTCATATCCACGCCGCCACCATTTCCGGACTAGCAGCGTGTCCAGGGTTTCGTGAAGGGCATCGATATCCACGCCGCACCAGTCGATTGCTATCTCGACGTAGTTTATCATCACGGGTCGCCCGGCCATGATAGCGGCGAGGTATCGAAACGCCTCCACTGTAGGCTGGCGTAATTGCACCCGGTAGACCCATTGGCGCTGGAACCTCATGCGCCGGCAAAGGGTGTGCACGCCTCCACCACATAGGGCGGCAAGCTTCGCAACCTCGTTATGGGTTAGGCGACGGGTGAACCAGATCTGAACCTTGTCGAAATACCGCTCGCCCTTCGGCAGGGTGATCGCGTCGCGTATCGCGTGCCAGCGGCCCGAACTTTGCGCTTGATTATCTGCGAGGGGTTCATGTAAATTCAGCATTGCAACACCCGACCAAGGTTTGCGCTCATTACATCGCCCGTGTCAGGTCTCCAGCCCGACACGGGCATTTCATTGCAGGGTCACTTTACGCCGGCATTAACTCCAGCGCAACTGTCCACAAATGTAGTCAGTAATGTGCGTAAGGAGACCACCCCTCCCTGACATTCGCCTTCGCTCGCTTAAGATGGCGGATCAGCTTCGCCTTATTGCCGACCGGAACCGGAAGCCGCACTCCCACATATGGCTGGCTCGCCTTGGGGATTCGGTTGGCGAGCACCCGACTGCCGACGATCATGCCTCCAGCTCCGGCGACAACAGGCGCCGCTGCCAGATACTTCGCGACATTCTTCGGCTTGCACTTGATCCATTTGGCGAACTTGTCGGCAGGCGTGTAGTCCCATCCAACTCTGCCCATTGCGATCAGGTGCAGCGCGGCGGCGACCTTGCGCGTCGCCTTGGGTCCGCTCGACGCCTTGTCGATCAGGATATCCAGCTCATAATGTTTGAGCGGTGCCATAGTGGGATGGGAGGCTTTATATCGAGGCATAGGCACATCCTTTCTGTTGACAGTTACTCGCCGGGGGTGCGTGCCTTTCGTCTTGATACTGACGGTTCCCACACTAGTCGTCAATGGTCGGGATATGGAGTGCTCTTAGATTTATGCATTGGCGTTCGCTTGAAACCCGCTGAAATTGGGCGTTTATCATTCGTTAACGACTGACAATTGCGACCATTATCACTATTGAGTTTCGACGTGAAAGCTGATACCCTGCGCCCCAACAGCATTCGGGGTATTACCCCAGGGTTATCAACCCTGCCCCGATGCTGCGCGGGCGTGGCGAAATGCCGTCCGCACCAAGGTCCAAACCAGACTGAGGAGCAATGCCATGGCAAGGCGAAAGTTCGATCTCAAGGGCCTCAACACCGACACGTGGGCAGCCGCCGCGTTGGCTGAGGAAATCATAGCCGAAAGCACCATCAGCGGTCTCATGAAGGCCAAACCCAAGGAAACCTGCGAGGCCCTGTTGTGCATCGTAGTGCAGGAGATCTTCCGGCGAGCCCGAAGCGATGACCACGTGTCCGAGTTGTGCGCACAGGCGAGCTTGGCCATGACGGTCCTCACCGTCGCCCAGCGGGGGGAGGACTGCGCAAATGTTCAAGCAAGCTGACCCTCAAGATGAGGACCATGCCGACGGCGCCAAGCCGAACGGCAGCCGCCCTCCCAACGGGAAGGCTGACACTGCTGACACTGCTGACGGTAGCAAGGCGAAGCTGACCGGTGCCCAGCGCAAGCGGGTGCTCGACAAGATCCGGAAGTTGCTCGCGCTAGGGTTCGGTCCGGGCGCCAGCGACGCCGAAGGCGAAGGGGCTTACAAGAAAGCCCGCAAGCTCATGGAGGAGAGCGGCATACGGATCGAGGAGGTCTATGGCGTTACCCCGACAGACGGCGAGGCCGGCAGCGAACCCGAGCCGCGCCCCGAGCATTGGCCCGACCCTGTGGAGGGCGGCGAACTTGTCAGCGAGATCACGAAGCTCCTAAAGCGGCACGTGATCGCCCAACGCGAGCACTACCTCGCTTGCGCCCTATGGGTGATCCACGCCCATTGTCACGACGCCGCAATGCACTCGCCTATCCTCATGATCACCGCGCCTACCATGGGCTGCGGCAAGTCCACCTTGCTCGAATGCCTGGAATATTTGGTGCCCCGTCCGCTGCGCACTAGCCACGTCACGTCGGCAGCGATCTTCCATCGAATTGAGCGGTACAAGCCAACGGTGCTCATGGACGAGGCCGACACCTTCGCCCCCGACAACAAGGACCTACTGTGCTTGTTCAACGACGGCTACAGGCGCGGCGGCAAATTCCACCGCAAGGATGGGGACTACAGCATATGGGCACCGAAGGCGGTTGCGTTGAACGAGCACAACAAGCTCGCCGCCACCCTTCAGAGTCGGTCCATAATCATCAAGCTTCAGCGCAAGGCGCCAGACGAGGTCATCCATAGGGTCAAACCTCCCCAGGACAAGCATGACGACAAGGACCCGTTCAACGCCATCCGCATGAAGTGCGTCCGATGGGCCAAGGACAATGCCGAGCGTTTGGTAGGAGCGGAACCCGACCTACCCTCAGACAACGACCGCACCAACGACAACTGGCGACCTCTTATCGCCATCGCTGATCTGTGCAAGCGTCCGCAACGCGCGCGCGAGGCTGCTGTAGCCCTAACCGGCAAGAAGCTGCAGGAGCCCCCGATCCATGAGCAGCTATTGCGTGGCATGCAGCGCCTGTTTGAACGCGACGGCGGACGGCTCCCCAGCACGCATATCGTGCAGGAGCTGCTAGCCATCGAGGACGGGCCTTGGAACCGCGTCAACGGCGCACCGCTCAACGTCACGCTGCTTAGCCATCTCCTCAAGCCGTTCGACATTAAGCCGAAGGCGGCGAGGATCAAAGGCAAGCAAGCGCAGTGCTACCGCGTGGAGCAATTCGTTGACGCCTTCAGGCGGTATTGCCCGCCCCCAAACAGTCAACACCGTCAACACCCTCAGCAGAAGCCTAAGCCCAAATCGACCGCGCTAAAGCGCCTGCAGAAATCGTGATGACAGTGTTGACAGTGGTGAGGGTATTTCGGCGGCCCTCACCACGACGCCAACCGAAAGGGTATGCCAGATGATCGAACGCAAGCGACTGAAACGACGGCACGGCCCCGATAGCCTGGATATCACTGGACGTAACTTCGGCCTCTGGAAAGTGCTGGGCTTTGCAGGTCACCACACGTGGCCTAGCGGACAGCAGCACCAGAAATGGCGTTGCAAGTGCCAGTGCGGAATAACCAAGGATGTTCTGAAGCCCCACTTAGTAAGCGGCAAGAGCCGTGGCTGCCGGCCTTGCCGCAAAGCTATGGGACGGAAGCCCGACCTGACCGGCAGGAACTTCGGCGGATGGCAGGTAGTAGCTCGCGACCCTCGCTATCCCAACAAATACACGGTTCGCCACACGTGCGGCCATGAGCGCCATTCCAATCATGCCCTACTGACCGCTCCAACCACGCCCGAGTGCGCTCACTGTAAATTCAGAGCAGCCGTCACCGGCATCGGTGGCAAGATGAGAAAGCGCCGAATGGATCAAGGGCTCACCTTGGACAAGGTAGCCGTGCATCTGGGCGTCACTCAGCAGCGCGTCGCCCAGATGGAGAATAGCCCCGACCGCTGGTGGTCTCCCAAACGTCGCAAGCGGATCATTACCGCGTTGGAGGAATTGCGGTAGTCGAATGAGGCCCGGCCCGAATTGTAATGCGCTTACAGAATGATTGACGCGCCCCGCTCGCCGTGCCACTATTGAAACTCGGCACGTCCTTGCCAGGGGTGGCTTTGTCGTGCTGGGCATGTATTCTCCTCAGCCTTCTCGGTGGCCCGCTCGCAGAATATTGAACTGCGGCGGGCCATTATATTGGGCATTTCAGACCGAGTTGACAGTATACAGACTGATGTGCCTATATTGGCGCCCATGGCCAATTGGTTCTGCGTCCAAACCCGACCGAATGCCGAGTTTCGCGCCGTTGAAGATTTGCGGCGCGAAGAGCTTATGGTCTGGTTGCCGCACACCTATACACGCGTCACGCCAAAGCGCTGGGGTTACAGGCCCCATTATCCCCGCTACTGCTTCGTCTACACGACTGACACCCGCCTATGGCTCGCGAAGCATCACAAGTGCTCAGTCGTGACGCTGGCCACCAATGAGCACGGCGACCGGTTGCCGGCGATCATCCCCAACGATGTGATGCAGGTTCTCCAGGCCGGCTTCGACGCGAGCGGGCTTGCCCTCACCAGGACCGAGGCGAAGCGCGCCCGCTTCACGGCTATGGAACGGGTGCGGTATCGCGAGGGTCACCCCTACCGCGACCTACTGGTCAGGGTCATCGAGGACGACGGCAGCGACAGGGTGCGCGTCCTGCTGAGCATCTTCGGTCACCTGCAGAAGGCAACAGTTTCGGCTGCCGACCTAGAGGCAGCCTGATCGGCTCTCGACCCCGCTACGGCGGACAGTTCGAAGGCGGTCTTCCCAATCGGGCACCAAACGAGCGTCATGCGGCGCGCGGTTGCTAAGAGTGTGAAACGCCAATGACGTTGACAGCCAAGAGACTGCACGAGCTCTTCAGGTACGATCCGGTCACGGGCAAATTCAAGCGCAGGCAATCGACGCGCGGCCCGAGCGGACGGGCAGGTATGCTCGCTGGCGGTTCGGATAATCGGGGCCGCGTCAAGATCAAGATCGATGGCCGTAAGTACCTCGCCCATCGCCTTGCATGGCTGTATCAGACTGGCGAGTGGCCGCCCAAGGGGTTGGAAATCGACCATCGCGATGGCAACCCTGACAACAATGCTTGGTCCAATCTGCGCTTGGCTAGCCATGCGCAGAACATCCGAAACTCCCGAAGGCCATGCACCAACAAGACAGCCTACAAGGGTGTAAGCCGAATACGGAAATCGAACGGCAAGTACCGCGCTCAGATCAAGATCGGTGGCGTCACCCACAACCTTGGTGCGTTCACCAATCGCTACATCGCGCATCTTGCCTACAAGCAAGCGGCCAAGCGTCTCTTCGGCGAATACGCGAGATTTGGCTGAACGGTACAACCTGCCGAGTGAGAGAACATATGTGGGCACTGCGCTACGCCACACGCACACCGATAGGGTGGCTCTACTTCGCGCCGATGGCAGGTCCGCCCGACCCCGAGAAGTTCGGCCGTCCCACGGACTGGACCAATGACGCCACGGTCGCCTTGCGTTTCCCAAGCCAGGGTCACGCCGACATGCTGCGCATGTGGATGGCAGCGGCCGACGTTGACCATTTCAGCAACGTGGAATCCATCGAGGTCAAGTGACCAAGCGAGCTAGGGACCGTCGCCACGACGCCAAGCGGCGTTTCGATAGGCCGTGGAGGAAGTGGTATGACACCCCACGTTGGCGGAAGATCAGACAAGCGCAGTTAACGCTGCACCCGTTCTGCCAGCCCTGTCAGGCCAAGGGTAAGCTCACCAGAGCAGAGGTAGTGCACCACACCCAACCCCATCGTGGTGACCCTGTGCTCTTCTACAATGGGCCGTTCGAGTCAGCGTGCAAGCCCTGTCACGACGGTGAGCTACAGCAGCAAGAGCGACGTGGCTACTCGACTGCGATAGGTGCGGATGGTTGGCCTACAGATGCACGTCACCCCGCGAACCGGCAGTAACCTACCTGTCTATCGGTATCTAGCTGCTGACCAGATCAGACGTATCGCTTTCACAATGAGATATGCGAGAGCACCTATGGCTGCTACAAGGATAATCTCAAAGAGCTGCGGACCTCTCAACGTATACATGGCTGATGACGCGGCCAATACCATTACCGCAAAGAAACCCCCCACTAAGAGTACATCCAAGGCCATTGACCAATAAAAGGCGATACCTTTGCCTCGCGCTGTCGAGCGACCACGCCACCACTCGGTTGCTGTACCTCTCATGAGATCATATATCAGGGCTGAAAGAACTCCAGTCACAAGCGCGAATATCCATTCTTGAATGCCCATTTCGGTTCACTCCCAAAGTAGTTGCCACCGCATCAAGTGTCGCCAGGGATTGGGCCTACGGGCACGTAGCCTCAGCAAGTGCTTGTGGCCAAGATAGGGCACGAGGGGCCGGTGCAAACAATTTCGCATCCATCCCCGGGCCGGCGGCGGTCCACAAATATCCACGACAACACTTCAGATGCCCAATCCCCGCGCACCGCTCGCCAAGCTGAAGGCGAGCGGCACACTCGACGCCAACCCCGGTCGCTACAAGCACCGCACCGAGCCGCAATCGCAGCCGCTTGGACGCCCGAGTAGCACCCTCAATAAGCAGGAGTGCAAGGCGTGGCACTGCTACGTGCACGAGGCTCCATGGCTTCGTGAGGGCGACCGCAGCCTAGTGGAAATCGCCTGCCAGCTACGGGCCAAGATGTGGTCGCGCAAGGGTCTCGATCTGAACGAGGCCAACACCTTCATCCGAGTGCTTAGCAAGCTCGGCATGACCCCTACCGACCGGAGCCGGGTGTGCATTGCCGAGCCCGATAAGCCGCAAGACGACGGCGAGAGCTTCTTCAACTGACCATGATCCCACGTAAGCGTCTATCGAAGCCGGCACCCGAACCCGCTGCCGATGACCTGCATGATCCAGTCCTCGCCTATTGCGAGGCCGTGCTGCGCGGGGATGAGGTAGCTGGTCCGCATGTTCGTGCGGCGTGCGCGCGGCACAAGCAGGATCTAGCGCACGGTCACGAACGGGGCTTGCACTTTGACCTTGCCGCAGCCAAGCGCGTCATTGCCTACTTCCCGGCCGTGCTGCGACTGTCAGAGGGCCAATTCGAGGGCGTGCCCTTCAACCTGCACCCGGCCCAAGCGTTCATCTTAGGCAGTTGGGAAGGGTGGAAGCGCGCCGATGGCACACGCCGCTATCGTCGCCTGTACGTCGAGATGGCGAAGGGCAACGGCAAGAGCCCGATGGCCGGTGGCATGGGCCTGTATGGCCTTGGCTCAGACAACGAGCCCGGCGCTGAAATCTACTCGGCAGGTGCCAACAAGGAACAGGCGAAGGTCCTCTTCAACGATGCCGTGAAGATGGCGAAGCAGTCGCCATCGCTCGCCAAGCGCATCACCTTCGCCGGCAAAGCCACCGTCCACAAGATGACGATGCTGGCCAAGCCACAGAACGGCGCCTTCTTCGCCCCGGTATCGAGGGAGACCCGCAAGCGCGGCAGCGGCCCGCGCCCGCACATGGCGCTGGTGGACGAGGTTCATGAGCACCCCGACGGTCACACCATCTCGATCCTTGAAGCCGGCTTCAAGTTTCGCCGGCAGCCGTTGCTGGCCATGTTCACCAACAGCGGCACCGATCGGAACAGTGTCTGCTTTGCCGAGCACAGCCATGCGGTGAAGGTCGCCCACGGCGATCTCCCCGATGACAGCACCTTCGCCTACGTGTGCGCCTTGGACGAGGGCGACGACCCGATCACCGACCCCGACTGTTGGAAGAAGGCCAATCCCCTTCTCGACGTGATCGTCACCCGTGAATACCTCGCCGGCCGCGTGAAGCTGGCGCGCGACATTCCGGCGAAGCTGAATGAGATACTGCGGCTCAACTTCTGCGTCTGGACCGATGCCGAGACCGCGTGGATCAGCCGTCAGGCGTGGGAAGCCTGCGAAGACGCCACCCTCGACCTAGCCGAGTTCGAAGGCAAGCGATGCTGTGCCGGCCTTGATCTCAGCAGCACCCTGGACCTGACGGCCAAGGCCCTAGTGTTCGAGGATGGCGTCACCGATGACGGGAAGCCCAAGTTCGCCGCATTCGTGCACGGCTACACGCCGAAGGCTACCCTCCATGCACGCGAGGAAGCCGATAAGGCGCCGTATTCGGTATGGGTCCGCCAAGGCTTCCTGACCGCTACCGAAGGCAGCAAGATCAGGCTCGACGTGGTGGCCGATGACCTTGTGAAGGACTCCCAATCCTTCGACCTGATCGAAGCCGCGTATGACCGCTACCTGATCAAGGACTTCCATCTAGCGGTCGGTGACCTTGGCGCCACGCTGCCTCTTCATGAGCACGGCCAAGGCTTCGCACAGCGTCGCGGTTGCGAGCCCGACTGTCCCAAGCGGCATGAGCACGAACCGGCCCCGCTGTGGATGCCGGGCTCAATCGATGCCCTGGAGACGCTGATCCTGGAGCGGCGCATTCGAGTGCACGTCAATCCCGCTCTCCGGAGCGCAGTGGCAGGCGCCAGGTTCGTGACTGGACCAGCCGGCAACACTCGCCGCTTCGAGAAGAACTCACCGGGCGGCCGCATCGATATGTGCATCGCCTTGACGATGGCCGTGGGCAGCGCAGTGCACGCAGTCGGCACCGATACCAGCACCGGCTTCGTCGATCCAAACGAGATGATCGCGGTATGAGACTCTTCGGCTTTGACATCAACTGGTCTCGCAGGAGCACCAGCCTCACCGTAGATCAGCTTGCTCAGCTGTATCGGGAGGTCTACGCCGTATCGGCCGGCATCGCGGTCAATCCTGACCTTGCGATGCAGTCCCCGACTGTGCAGGCCATCGTGCAAGCGGTCAGCCGGCGCATCTCGACCTTGCCGGTGTACGTCTACCGCAAGACCATCGTAAACGGCCTCACCCGCAAAGAGCTGTTGCCCGATCATCCCGTTGCCCTGTTGCTGGCCAAGCCCAACAGGCTGATGAACCCGAGCAAGTTCTGGCTCGACGCTGCCAGTTGGCTTGTTCGCTACGGCAACGCCTACTTCTGGAAGGGTCAGACTGCTACCCGCAAGGTGCTGCGCTTGATCCCGCTGCACCCCGGCAGCGTGTCGGTCAACGATGACCTGACCGACATAGAGTCGCTGATCTACCGCGTGACGTTTCGCAACGGCCAGCATCAGGAATACCGGCCTGACCAGATCATGCATGCGCGTGGTCCTGCCCGCGATGGCATCCGCGGTGACAGCCCCGTCATGGATGGTCGCGAAGCCATCGGCCTTGAAATCGCCGCCGAGAAGTTCGGGGCCATGTTCTTCGGCAACGGCGCCACACCCGGCCTTGTGCTGCAGAATGCGCCCGGCAGCCAAGGCTTTAAGACCGATGAGGAGCGAGCCAAGTTCCGCCAGAACCTCGAAGACGTCTACGGCAAGCGTGGCCGTCATCGGGTGTTCGTGCTGCCCAAGGGCATCGAGATTGCGCAGCAAATCGCCATCGAGAACGAGAAGGCTCAGTTCCTACAAACCCGGCAGTATCAGCGCACGGTCATTTGCGGCTTCTTCAACTTCCCGCCGCACTTCGCCGGCGACCTGACCAAGATGACGTTCGGCAATGTCGAGCAACAGTCGCTCGACTTCGTTCAGAACGTGTTGCAGCCGTACTGCACCATCTTCGAACAGGCGATGGAGCAAAGCCTGCTGACCGATGAGGACCGCGCCAACGGCATCTGTATCGAGTTCGATATGGATGCCG